ATCGACCGCTCTATCGTCATTCTTGTCCAACAAGGTTGGCGTGAAAAAGAAATTTACGCTAAGACAGTCAGCCGTTTGTGGCGGCTTATTGCTGATATTTTAGAGATAAGAAAAAAGCAATGTCAAGAAACTTAAAAGGTTCTGTCCAGGTCGATCTTGAGGGCAATCTTGAGAAGCGATCTAAATCATACGCTGACGCAATGGAGCGTATGTCAAAACGCGGCCAAAAACACATTGGCCTGCTCAGTCGTTCATCATCAATTGCGGGTCGTGGATTAGATCGTCTTGGTAATCGCTATGCAGGTTTGATAACCGGCGCGACAGTTGCTTTTGCTGTTAGAAATGTTGCGAATCTCGAAGAGCGTTATACGCGACTCGGTATTAACGCAGACATTTCGGAAGAAAAGGTTCGCGCACTTAAAAATACAATTTTTGACACGGCCCAGGCTGATGATATTAGTGTTGATCCTGGTGAAATATTAAGTGCTGTTGAAGCCATTGTTGAAAAGACCGGCGATCTTAAGTTTGCAGAAGACAATATTCGTAACATCGGGCTTGCTATGCAAGCTACTGGTGCTTCCGGTGCTGATATTGGCGACATGCTGGCGGAGTTTCAAAAGCAAGGTGTTTTAACTTCATCCGAAGTTTTGAATGCGATTGATATCTTAAATGAACAAGGCAAATCTGGCGCATTCACATTGCAAGAAATGGCGCGTTTAGGCCCACGTGTAGTTACAGCCTATGCAGCGGCTGGTCGTACAGGTGTTGGTGCTTTGCGCGAAATGGGCGCAGCATTGCAAGTGATTCGTATGGGCACGGGATCTAGTGAAATGGCTGCCACTGCATTCGAGGCAACAATGCGCACACTGGCTGATCCAAAGAAAATCGCTCGTTTGAAAGAGCTTGGCAATATTGACGTGTTTGATCCTGTTGCTTTAAAAGCAGGTAAGGAGCAGTTAAGGCCGATTAATGAACTAATGATTGACATCATTAAAGCATCAGGTGGCCAACAGACTAAATTAGCCGAGATATTTGATGCACAGGCCATGCGCGCTTTTAATTCTGCCGCCGCTGAGTTTCAGCGCACGGGAAATGTTGAAAGCTTAGATAAATTTATGAGTGTTGTGGGGGACGGACAAACAACATTGAACGACGCAAAGCGTGGCGCAAGCACATTTAATGCTGCGCTGGGTCAACTTAACACATCGTGGCAAAGTTTCGCAGAAGATAATTTATCAGAGCCGGTTAGGGATTTGGCTGGCTGGTTAAAGTCTTTGGATAAAGATACGGTCAGGCTGGCTTTCAACACTGCAAAATGGGCGGTAGGAATCGGCGCAGCACTGATTGCTGGTCGTAAAATGTTTGGGCTATATAAAGGTGTAAGTGAATTAGTTGGCAGCCGTAGAGGTGGAGGCATCGCAGGGAGTTCGGGCGGCGGTGGCTTGGCTGCTAGTTTAAAACCTATACCTGTTTTTGTGGTGAATAGCCCAGGGGGAGCAGCTGGAAATTTGAGCAAAGGCAAGGGCGGCGCAATAAAAGCTGCTGGCCTGGGCATCCTTGGCAAGGTCGGGCTACTTGGGGCTGCTGGTGCTGCTGGTTATAGTGCCGGCACTTTGATTAATGACAAGCTGATTGCTGGCACATCTGCCAGTGATGCCATTGGCGGAGGTGTTGCCAAGCTGCTTGCTTTATTTGGCAACGATGAGGCGCAGGCCGCTATTAACCAAACAGAAAAGTACCAGGCATCACTGAAAATTAGCGTTGATGATGAGCGTGTTCGAGTAAATCGGATTGTTGCCGATCCTGGTTTTGATATTGACGCTGATGATGGGCTGATAATGCCATGAGCTGGAAAGATGGATTCACAGCGCGAGGCAGCTTAGGCGCAGCTAAATTTTGGGTACGTGAAGCGCGGTTGAAGGCAGGGCGGCGCGTTCAGTCACACGAGTATCCATTGCGTGATGAACCTTATAATGAAGATCTCGGTCGCGCATCAAGAAGGATGTCATTCGATGCTTATTGCTTAGGTCTTGATTACCATGTTGAACGAAATGCACTTGTTGCAGAAATCGAGAAACCTGGCGCATTGGATTTGCGCCATCCTTATTTAGGCGCTAAATCAGTTGTTGTGCTTGATTTTAGTGTGCGTGAAAGCACCAGAGAAGGCGGCTTTGCGGCTATCACAATAGAATGTATTGAAGAAGGCAAACAGGCATTTCCATCGATCAAACCGAGTACGCAGGTCAAGGTTAAGACCGCAGCTGACAAAACCCTAAAAACATCTGTCGATGATTTCTCTAAAAAATTTAAGCTGAATGACGCGTCAAATGCATCAGATGATTTTCTTGGCAAGGTTGATGATATTTTTGCTGACAGCAGCGATGTTGTTGGTGATGTTTCAAGTCCGTTAAGTAGCTTGTTAACGTCGCCATTAAAAGCTGGTTCATCAATATCCGGTGCAGTGACAAACATTAATACGTCTGTTGACAACCCCTTGGGTGCAGTGTCTGTTTTGCAAGGTCTGTTTGGCGCAGGCAAGGAACCATCAGTATCAAACTCAAGTCAACGTGCAGAGCAGTCAGCACGTAATGAACATGCGCTTAACACCTTAGTGAGAACCAGCGCCGTTGCCTCTGCAGCGAATGCGACTGCCGACATTGATCTTGAATCTAAGCAAGACACACCTCTGCCGCGTGAGCGTGTACTGGCAATTCGAGATGATATGCTTGATGAAATAGACAGCATTCAAGAAAGCGTGGACCCCGTAAGTGGAGACCCCATAGACGATGAGCTTTATAGTGATCTTGCTGAACTAAGGCTTGCTGTCACAGATGATTTGTCGAGCAGAGCGGGCCGGCTGCCGTCGGTGCGAAAGCACAAGCCTGATGCAAGCTTGCCGACACTTGTGATAGCGCACAAATTGTATGGCGACGCTTCGCGGGAAAGTGAAATTATAGCGCTTAATAATATTTCCCATCCTGGCCATGTCATGGGTGGCGAAGAGATCGAGGTGCTGAGTGAATAACGTCGATCTGCGCGTTGACGGTCATGATTACAGTGGCTGGACGAAAGCGACTATTAGTCGTTCCATTGATGCTGTTTGTGCAAATTTCAACTTAACATTAACTGAGCGATGGGACGTTGCTGATAATAGCGCGCCTCAGCAAGTGCGCGCTGACCAGGAATGCGAGTTGCGGCTTAATAATACACTCGTGTTGTCAGGTGTTGTCGATGATGCAATGCCGTCGTATGACGCACGTCAACACGCAATAACAGTACGTGGTCGCAGTAAGGCGCGCAATCTTGTTGATTGCGGTAGGCCGGCTCAACAATGGCGCAATCAAAATTTACTGCAACTGGCAAGGGTACTGGCAGGGCCATTTGGCATTGACGTTAGATCTGATGTTGATGTCGGTGCATCATTTGAGCGCCCTGCTATCGAGCCTGGCCAAACTTCTTTTGAGTTTCTTGAAAAACTTGCAAGACAACGCGGTGTGCGATTTATAAGTGATCCCGATGGGACTTTAGTAATAACCGGCGTGGGGACGAAACTTGCCCCTGATGTTTTGCAGCTTGGTGGCAATATTCGCTCCGCTTCGGGTAATTTTTCTGCACGAGATCGTTTTCATTCAGTAACTGTGCTTGGCCAGCGTGTTGGTACAGATTGGGCGCATGGCGATGCTTCTGCTCAAAACAAGGGAGTCGCTATTGATGAGAGCATTGATACACAACGTACGCATTATATTATTTCAGAGAACGCGGCTGACTCAACAGATTGCAAAATTCGCGCGCAGTGGCATCTGAACACGGCTTTTGGTCGTAGTCAGGCACTCACTTATACCGTTAACGGATGGGAAAATTCAGGCGGATTATGGGAACCCAACACACTTGTTCAAGTACATGACAAATGGATGGGCTTTGCTGGTGAACAGCTTCTGATAACGTCGCTGCGTTTTCATCTTGACGATGAAGGGTTACGAACCGAGCTGCAAGTGATGCCGCCTGAAGCATTTGAATTGTTGCCGTTACCTGACAAAAAAAAGATAGATGCGAAGGGGCCTGCAAAATGGAATTAATGCGCACAATCTCAAAAGCGCTTGATCCACTACGTCGCAAGATTGCGTTGCTGCTCACGCGTGGCGTTGGTCTTCGGGTAGATTCTACTAAATCTATTCAAACATTACAGATACAAGCATTGTCAGCCGAAACGCTTGACGACATAGAACACTTTGAGCCGTATGGGTTTACGTCAAGCCCACTCCCAAATCACGAGGCATTAATAGCAAGTCTTGGTGGAAATAGAGATCACGCTATTTGTTTTATGGTTTCTGATCGCCGATATAGGCTAAAAAATCTGGCAAATGGTGAGGTTGCACTTTGGACAGATGAAGGTGATTTTATTCATTTTAAGCGTGGCAATCATATTCAGGTCAATGCCACGTCAAAAGTCACAGTCAATGCGCCTAATGTGGATGTGATAGCTACCGTCCAGGTTCTGCTTGACACACCTTTGGTTAAATGTACAGGAAACATTGAGGCAGATGGAAACATCACAGACCAAAAATTAACAACAGGTAAGTCGATGCAATCAATGCGTGACACCTACAATTCGCATACTCATGCTGAAAATGATAGCGGCGGCCCGACTGATGCGCCTGGCCAGCAGATGTGATTTAACCCAATTGCAAGCAGCTAAGTCATACATGTGTAACATTTGCAAGCTATACGATTGTCAGTATCTTTATATAAGCGGGTTTTATTGTGGACTTAGCTGTCAAATTTACATCGCTTGGCGGTTTTCGTTTTGATATCGAGCAAGGCGATTACGATTTGCGCACAGAATCAGGTTTGCGCTCAGCAGTTATTGTTTCGTTGTTTACTGATCGTCGCGCAGCCCCAGGGGACGAAATACCTGACGGGTCAAATGACCGCAGAGGCAGTTGGCATGATAATTATTTGGACGATGAGAACGACTTGCAAGGTT